ATGCTGCTATAGTTGACCCAGATCTAGCCTCTGTTGATGCACAGAAACTGACTAATAAAGCCTTACAAGATTATAACAGAATCTATATGATGCGAGTCAGAAAAGGTGACAATAGAGATGAAGCTCATGAGTATGCTTTAGAACAAGTCGAAGGTAACTTAATGAGAGAGCCAGCAGATATTGTTAAAAAAGGTACATACGAAGGTAACTATTACAGTGCTGGTGCAGTTACAAAAAGAGATCCTAAGATTACATTATTACCAGAAGCTAAAGCTTTAGTAAAAGAGTCAAACGAGCTACCAATTAATAATCCAGCTTTGACTAGCGACAAGTATTTACCCGGTGAGCAAGAAGCTGCATTGATAGCTGGTAGAAATATGAAAGCAAATAATGGTCAAATACCTGATTTTTATATAGAGTTAGCTAAAGTTGTAGGTATGAAGCCATACAGACTTATGCAAATGAGACATGAAGCTCTAGGTCTAGATACTGTAGCATACGATACAAATAAAACTTTACCTAATGGTAAACCTAATCCTGACTACGGTAAACCGATTGCATTTTTTGTACCAGAAGGTGCTCTTGGAGAAGAACAATTATCCGCAGATGACCAAGCTTTATTAGATAGCAACCCTACAGGTGCTAAGGTATTTAGAGCTGGCTTAAATGCTTTTACATATGATGTAGAGATGGACTGGATGTATGAAGGTGCAGCCCGTCAAGGTGCTAACTATACCTCCTTTGTCGATGGTAGAGGTCGTACATACTCTGATGTTATTACAGAGGATACAACTTTAGGTGATATAGAAGATATGTTCAATGCTAAAGAGTCTAGAAGTGGTATGCGTATGGGAGAAAACATTAAGGTTGGAAGATACCCATGGACAAAGACTACCTTCAATGAAGCTATGCAATTAGCTGGACTTGATCGTAACACTAAGTTTGACAAAGAAGCACAGGATGCTCTTTTAAAGGGGCACATCTTACACACCTCTATGAAGAGTAATAGTTTTACTGGCCTTTCTGTATTCAATGATGCTCAAGAAGGATTTAGACCTGAAGCTTACGAGCCGTTTCAGGTAGATGGTGAAACAATAAATATATTTGAAGAAGAGTTTGGTGGCGAATTTTTAGACCCATACTCTTTGCCTACTACTATGTCCACAGGGCTAGTTAAATTCATATTATCACAATAAATTATGGAAGAATATAGTTTCGATCAATCTGACATCGAACAAATCGAAGCAGAGAGAGACGAACAGGCAGATAGAGAAAGGGCTGAAGCGGCAGCAAAAGTCACTAAAGAACAGGAAGAGGCAAAGCAGAATGTAGCTGATGAACTCGAAGACCCACGTAATGCAGATAACTGGGGATTTAAGGCAGTCACAAAAGAGCTACAATCTGCTCTGACTGGTGGTGTACAAGACTCTCTATCGTCTGTAGCAACGTTTGCTGAAAGAACAACAGATGCACTCTCTGGCGAAATGCAAAGAGAGAAAGAAAAGAATGGTTACTACAAACCACAATGGGATCCTTTTACATCAGAAAGCAATCCTATCATAACAAAAACATGGTGGGGCAACCTAGCACGTGGTACAGTGCATTTTGGTACAATGGCAGCTGGTACAGTACTAGCAGCAAAAGGTCTTGCAGCTGGTGGTGTAGGACTAGGTATAGGTGCTGGTGCAAGAGCACTATTAGGAGCACCTAGCCTTGTACGTGCAGCTGGTATTGGTGCTATATCTGATCTTGTGTCAAAACAATCTGACGGAGAAAATGCGTTAGGTATGATGCGAGATAGATACGGATGGGTAGATACACCATTAAGCACTAAAGAAACTGACCACCCTATTATGATGAAGGTCAAAAACATCGTAGAAGGTATGGGTATAGGTCTTGTGTTTGATGGTGCTGCTATGGTTTTAGGTAAAGGTGGTACACAAGTACAAAACTTTATAAAAAATAGACAAAAGAGTGTAGATCAAGAAACACTGGCAAAAGGTTTACAAGAGTTACGAGAAGGTGAAAGCGGCTTTCGTGCAGCTAAAAACAAACCTTTAGCTGGCCCTGCTCAGGGTGCTACACTTTCTGTTGATGATCCTATGATTGTCTTTGAAAATCAGAAAAAGATTAAGAAAGACTGGGGTTCAGAAGAAGGCTCTGCTGGTAATGTAATTACACCAGTGCAACGTGAGCGTGGTGCTAAGTTTTCTGGTCAATCAGAACAAGTAGTTGAAGACGTATTACGAAAGTTATATAGTAATAATAAGTTTCAAGCTTTACTAGACGAAGTAGGTGGTAGCAGAAAGGCTCTTGTAGAAAAATTTAGAGATGCTGTAGAGGCACATCAACGCATTACAATAGGTAGAAATGCAGCTGAGTTAGGCCCAGACGAGTATTTAGAAGAGTTTTTTAACGCTGTAGATGCTTACCAAATTACAGATATAGATGGTAACATAACTGATAAATTAGAAACATTAACAAGTAAGTATGTTGTTGTCGCTGATATGGTTATGGGTACATTGTTACAGCAAGTGCGTGACATGGCAGAAGCTGGTAGAGAAATAAAAGACTTTGTAGATCTAAAAGATGTAGATGCTCCGCTAGAAAATATACGTGATACAATGTTTATGCTTTTAACAGAAGTTAAACGTGCTCGTATAATTAAGTCAGATAACTTTAGAGAACTGGGTGCTGGTAAAAGATCTTATCTTGAAAAGACTTTAGCCAAAGAAATGGCAGACACTAGAGAAGCAATACAAGCAATGCTCAACATTACTAAGGAAAACGATCCTAACGGAGAGTTGTTGATGTCATTGTTCGAGGCATTTTCTATGATGAAAACTGTTAACAGTGTAGATGATTTTGATAACTTTGCACGTAAAATGATCTTTGGTGGTGAGATAGGTGGTAAACAAGTAACTGGATCTTTAGTCAAAGAACTCCAAGGAGTTATGACACATAGTATTTTATCTGGCCCTAAGACACCAGCTAGAGCTATTATTGGTACAGCTACACATACATTCTTACGCCCTATGGCTACAACTATAGGAGCTGCTATGGCAGGCGATAAACGTGCAGCAAGAGCTGGACTAGCTTCTATGAACGCTATGATACAATCTATACCAGAGTCATTTGAGTTATTTAGAACTAGACTAAACTCATACTGGTCAGGCGATATAGCTAATAGAAAAACTAGATTTACTGAATACACAAAAGGTGATAATAACTGGGAGATTATACGTAGGTTTGCAGAAAGTGACAGAGCTAACGCCGGAGAAAAAGCTGCTTTTCGTGTAGCTAATATGGCACGTAGTATGAACGACAACAAGTTTCTAACATATGGTGTAACACTTATGGCAGCAACTGACGATGCGTTTGCATACATACTTGGCCGTGCTAAAATGCGTGAAAAAGCATTAATGTCAGCCTTTGATGTACAAGATGCTGGTAAACTTACTGCATATAGTGATATAAACCCTGAGTTAATTAAAAACTTTGAAGACTATTTTTATAGCGACATATTTGATGCTAACGGTAATATAACTGATGCAGCTACAAAGTTTGCACGTCAAGAAGTTACACTTACACAGGAGCTTACAGGCTTTTCTAGAAACCTAAACGCAGTGTTTCAGCAAAATCCTTGGGCTAAACCTTTCTTTTTATTTGCACGTACAGGTGTAAACGGTCTAAAACTTACAGCAAAACATACACCCGGATTTAACTTCTTAGTTAAAGAATGGAATGATATAGCTTTTGCTGATATAAGCAATCCTAGAGTGTTTGAAGACTTAGCTAAGTATGGTATAACAAACGAGCGTGAGTTACTTAACGCTAGATATTTACAACGTGGCCGATTGGCGATGGGCTCTGCTCTTGTGTTTATGGCAGCTCAAGCATGGATGCGTGGTGATATGACAGGTAATGGGCCAATAGACAGACAAAAACGTAATGTTTGGATAGATGCTGGTTACAAACCCAACTCTATAAAATTAGGTGGTGTACTGGTAAATTACAACTCTTTTGAGCCATTCAACCAGATTATGTCAATGATAGCTGACATAGGTGATGCTAGTTTACTTATGGGTGAAGAGTGGACAGAAGACAACTTACTAAAAGTAGGTTTACTTCTTGCTCAAGGTGTAACAAGCAAGTCTTATCTTGCAGGCTTACAGTCCTTTGTAGACTTGTTTGGTGCAAAACCCGGACAAGGTGCAAGAATAGCAGCTAACTTAATGAACAATACTATACCTCTTGGAGGTCTACGTAACGATCTTGGTAAGCTATTTCAACCATATACTAGAGAACTAAACTCTGGTATTATACAGTCTATACGTAACCGTAACAAATTCTTTGATGCCCTACCCGGTAATGATCTACCTATAAAATATGACATACTAGCTCCTAGACCAGTCAATCCTTATGACTTTATGACTAGAGCATATAACATGTTTAGTCCTGTACAGATGAATTTAGATAACAGCCCCGGCCGTGAACTACTATTTAGAAGTGGGTATGATATGAGATTATCAGTTCTGTTTTCACCAGATGGTGATGATCTTACAAAAGAGCCAGTGCTTCGTTCTAAGTTTCAGCAGGCTATAGGTAAACAAAATTTAGAGGTCGATCTAATTAAGTTATCTAAAGATCCTAGAATTATAGCATCTATAGAACAGATGGATAAAGATAGAGCTGCTGGTAATCGTGCTGACTTTGAACCTATGGATTACTACCATAACAAAGTAATTAGACGTTTATTTGCTAGAGCAGAACGTATAGCTTGGGCAGAGGTAAGTGG